CCGCTAAGGGTACCACCTAAAGTTAATGATCCTGCCGCAGTAACAGTACCAGTGAGAGTTATTCCGTTAACCGTACCAGTACCAGATACAGAGGTTACTGTCCCTGATGATCCAGGAGCCACCCAACTACTTGAAGTGCCGTTAGTTGTTAAAATATTTCCGCTATTTCCTGTTTGTGAGGGCAATAAGGCGTTAATAGCTCCAGATGCGGTAGATGCGCCCGTACCCCCATTGGAAATGTTAAGGATTCCGCCAAGAGCCAAAGTACCACTGGTAGTAATTGGTCCACCCGTTAAAGTAAGACCTGTTCCACCTCCAGAACCTGATACCGAAGTAACCGTTCCTCCCGCGCTTGAACTAGCGGTAAGGGTTCCACCTGAGAAACTTAACCCGCTGCCAACAGTTATGGCGCTGATTGCGGTTCCGTTACCTTGAAGAATTCCAATGGCGTTACATGAGATAGTGATATTGGGTGTTGTAGTTGATGTCGCAACAGACCCTGCAAACCCGTTTGCCGTGGCAACAGCAACTGAAGTTACAGTACCCGAACCTGCCCCCGGAGAGCCTGTAGCCCCCCTAACTCCAGAAATAGAAATAACCCATGACGCATAAGTACCAGACCCACCTATAACGGTTACATTAACGGTGAGAGAAGTTCCTGAATATGCCGTAATCTGACCGTAGAAATAATTGGAAGGCGTTGTAGAATAAGAAACTGTAACCCATTGCCCAACTACCCAAGCGATATTGGCTTGTGTCACAAAGGTAAAAGACCCCGTACCAATAGTCCGACTGGTAAGGCTTGTTCCTGATATAACAGGCGTAGAACCCGCAGGTCCTGCTGTACCCACTAACCCATCCCATGTTCCCAAAGTATTAAAAGCGGAGTCCATGAGGACAAATTTATAGCTGCTGGAATCAAACCAAATTTCATTCGGCGGACGACCTGCGGAATTCAAGATAATTGGATTGGCGTTTGCTACAGACAAAGATGAATCTGTCCAAGTCGAGTAAGGAGTAGTACCCCCTGCCAGATAGGTGTAAAGTAATCCGCCAGACAATACGGTTCCTTGGTTGCTGAAGGCTTGCCAACCGGCACCGAATGAAGGAGCTATATACGCTGTTGTCATTTAATGTTCTCCAAGACTACATCAGGAGTTACAAATCGCTCGTCTTTATGTTCTACAAAACACCACCATAAAAATTGATTATCCACTAAAACATCCCTATTTTTCAAGAGGTTAATATTTTCTGAATGTCCGAATATCAATGGATCAGATACAGACCATAATACTATACCCGGTTTACCTTCAAGCCATGCCAAGTGTTGAAAAAAGCTATCACAACCAATCCACGTTCTACATTCTTTAAGAAGCGCTTTAAGTTCTAAAATTGGCAAGTTTTTACGAAAGTCTGAAACCAATTGTTCTTCGCCATCTATCCCGATTTGAATTATAGGCTCGTCAATTCGGGATATAAGTTCTCGCCAATAAGAAGCGGAGGGGCTTTTTGGATTTTCACGTTCCAATTTTTTGGAATATGGGGAAATTATAATCATAGGTATAACTTCCGATAGGCTTTTTCTAGCGAGTCTTTCCACTTCCATTCATCCATCTTTTTATAGATGTTCCATTGATCCAGATTTCCGAATAGGGACTCAGCTTCGGCTATAGATTTTCCGGGGACGACTTCGGGATAACAGGTAAAGATCGCTGGATTCTTAATCTCAGGTAGAATTTTGCTAAATACTAAATGATCGCCAAGGCCACTATTAAGCACCACTACAGTCTTATCCTTAAAATTAACCATGTTCCTGAAAATCTGCTCGTCGTGATGGTACATTTCTTCTTTATTTTCACTGCGAATACCACCTTCAAAATTCCTTAAATGCCATATAGCTGCATTGGGAACCGCTAAAAGTTTGTAACCTTTGAGGAATAATCCATAGGTAAAGAGCGTTTCTTCCCGATGTGCAACGCGAGATAGACCTAGATTATAGTCATGGACTCCGGCTCTATAGAGAAATGAGCAATGGAGATGTTCAACTTCTTTGACAAAAGTTATAGGACTCCATTGGATGTTAGGTTCAGTATCAATGTTTTCAATTTTTCCTGTAGGTGCGAATTGTTCAAATTTAAGCGGGGGCGTTAGGATTGCACCTCCTACTGCACCAACAAATTTATTGATATGAGAAAACAGAGTTTCTAGGACATTAGGTTCTGGTATTGCATCATCATCTACACGCCAGACAAAATCATAACCCATAGTGTTAGCCGATTGATGAATGTAGTTTTGGCCTTTCTTTTCAGCAAAAAGCCATTCCCACTTCACACCTTTAATATCTAACATTTGGAAGAAATATTGATAGATCATTTCCTTCCGCATATCAAAAGGCGCATCGTTATCATCAAAGATGATTAACTTATCAGGCAGGCGCGTCTGATTGATAATGGCGTTCAGCACCAAGGGCAGCGTAGTGAAATACCTGCCTCGCGTAGCCACTGAACATAGAATTTTAGCCATTAGTCCACCGGCATATCATCAGATTAAGACGATTCTTGTCATCAATGGGCATAGCTTTATCCGATATTTCACCGGCTTCATTGATGTAGTTAAATTCAAATCCGGGGAAGTGTGATTCATTAAGACCATGCAGCTTGTGATGCGGCCCCCAGAAACCCACAGGTTCATTCATGGGCACTGTAATTAACAGACGCTTGCAATGGTTCTGCAATTTTCTGACTATTTTCAGTCCGGTATCAAGGTGCTCAATGACTTCAAAAGCAACTATGGTATCGTATTGTCCAAGCGGGAAATCATTTATGTCCGCGCTGATAAATTCAGCGTTATAGCTCCACTCCTGTTCTTTGGCTACTTCTATAATGATAGGGTCATAGTCCACTCCGGTGTACTCAATATCTTTTGGGAAGAATTGAATACCATAGCCATCAGTACAGCCAATCTCTAAAATTTTATTGCCAATGCGATTCTTATTGGCCCATTCATAGCGCGTGACTTCTCTTGGAAACACCGGATCGCCTTTAAGAAATACAGCGCGCTCCCAATAATTTGAAAGCCGCCATCTGTACCAATCACGATTGTATTTCTTAGCCAGACGAAGGGAATTGAGCAGGAATATATTGCTCCAATCTTTGACTAACTCAGTATCGTGCATTGTTCCCTCACCCGCATGATAGATAGGAAAGACACCTGTATAGGTATTATCAGCCCATTTTTTTTCAAACACTTCACAGACTTCAAATCCGGCTTTTTCAGATTCAATGCAGAACTCTGTATCTTCTCCGCCACCAACACCATATTCTTCATTGAGAAGCCCTATGGCATCAAACACCTTGCGATGCACCATAACGCAAAAGAATACCGCAAAATCGCGCCCTGCTGGTTCGGAATGCCCCTTGATGATGCAGGAAATGCCGCACTTATCATTGTCGCTAAAGGGTTTATCCAGCATTTCCAGCCATTGATTCTTGGGCTGTTCAAGCAAAACTGTGTCATTATTGAGCAGCACAATCTTATCTGAATTGCAGACTTTTATGCCTTTATTAGTAGCTTTAGCATAACCCAAAGGGGCGCTATCCCATACTATTTCCAAATTAGGAATGGCAGTTTCAAGATAGGCCAGATAAGCCCTTGTATTATCAGTGCATCCATTAGCAGAAACGACCAACTCGATGTCGGTCATTTCGGTGTATTTAACAATTGAATCAATACAGGGTTTTAAGTATTTATCGCAATTGTTATAGGTTGGTATTACGATGCTATATTTCATAAGCCTTATATTACGCTGTGCCTTCGTTAAAACCACCTGCCTGGTCGGTGTTAGGATTCAAAACCCCGGCAGCGGCAGAAGCATCATCCAAGAACCTGAAAGCAATGGCAAAGCGTCCGTTCAGCTTCCAACCAAACTGAAATTGAAAGTAGGACGGTGACTGGGTAGCACTCCATCGCAGCATGAAATTCACATAGAACGGGAACATCAGCCGTATCTCAAAGATGCCATTCCAGAACATCGTACCTTGTCCAGGTACTCCCGGACCGCGCCCGATCTTGCCGAGTACCCAAGCTCCTGCACGTTTGAAGCCAAGCACAACGCAGACGAGAGGGATAATCACTTCTGTCGGCAACAAGAACGGGGGCAGGTTAAGTACCGTGTTTAGCCAGTTCGGTAAACGTGGATCAGTTTCTTTGCGCCAAGTGAAAGCCATGTGTGCTCCTAAGTCCCCACTGGGAACGGTGCTGTTGGTAAAGTTGTTGGTATCGTTGCAGGCTGTGCCTCCGATAATATTACTCGTAAGGATTTCCGCATATTTATGTAAGCAACAACATCTGCATTTGTTAGAGCACAAGTCCCTAGGGCTACGCCTTCAATTACTCGTTGCATGGTGGAATCTGATTCGCTTAGGGCTTGGCTGGCTTGGGATTGGTAGGCTTGCCATTGGTAGACTATCTGCTGATTCGTGTACTTCGTTACAGCGGCTTGATCCACAACTGTCCATGTCCCGTTTGCGTAGGAATAGGCGTTGTCAATGTAGTTCGCTGGTAGAGCCGTGCAGGAATCTTGTGTCACTAACCCCGCTACCGTTGGATTGAACCAATCTCTGCCACGCAGTCCTGTTGCGTCTAATACCGCTGCCTGATCCGTACAAATTACTATGTTGTTGGAAATGAACTTAAATATTTGCATTAGAAAATCTCCAATTGGGCAGCAGCGGTTGAGCCATTCGCCACCGTAACAAATACACCGTTGCCGTAGGTGACGGAGTACCAGCTGGCTGATGATGGAAGTGTTCTGGCAGTCCAGGTAATACCATCAGGAGAAGTTGCAGCAGCGGTTGAAGAATTGGCTACAGCAACAAACACACCATTACCGTAGGTGACGGACTGCCAGTTGGATGATGATGGAAGTGTCCGAGCAGTCCAGGTAATACCATCAGGAGAAGTTGCAGATTTGGTTGAGTTATACACCACCGTAACAAACACACCATTACCGTAGGTGACGGAGTACCAGCTGGCTGATGATGGAAGTGTTCTGGCAGTCCAGGTAATACCATCAGGAGAAGTTGCAGCAGCGGTTGAGCCATTCGCCACCGTAACAAACACACCATTACCGTAGGTGACGGACTGCCAGTTGCCTGATGATGAAAGTGTCCGAGCAGTCCAGGTAATACCATCAGGAGAAGTTGCAGCAGCGGTTGAGCCATTCGCCACCGTAACAAACACACCGTTGCCGTAGGTGACGGAGTACCAGCTGGCTGATGATGGAAGTGTTCTGGCAGTCCAGGTAATACCATCAGGAGAAGTTGCAGCAGCGGATGAGCCAGACGTCACCGCAACAAATACACCATTACCGTAAGTGACGGAGTACCAGTAGTTTGCTGATGGAAGTGTCCGAGCAGTCCAGGTAATACCATCAGGAGAAGTTGCAGCAGATGAGCCATACGTCACCGCAACAAATACACCATTACCGTAGGTGACGGACTGCCAGGTGGTTGATGATGGAAGTGTTGTGGCTAACGCAGAATACTGAATGGTGGGCGAAAAAGGGTTGCGAATCACCCACCAAGTCGTCCCGTTATACCAGAGACCGAAATTCAAATCAGACGTATTTAAGACTTTATTCCCTGATTGCCCCGCGATGGTGTTCCCGTTGGGGTTGATCGTAAAAATATTCTGTGCCCATTGGTTATTGGCATCCTGAAACCAGATCGTGTCACCCGTTGTAGGAGATGCGGAAAGGGTGGCAGTGACTGCCCCAGCAGACGTATCTACGAGATAACTTTCAGCAGCTGCGGCAGTGAATGCTGCATTCTTGTAGATGCCCCCACCGCCACCGCCGCTATATCCAGAGTAGCCGCTAACTCCTGAACCGCTATATCCAGAGTAGCCGCTAACTCCTGAACCGCTATATCCAGAATAACCGCTGATGCCACTGCCACTGTAGCCGCTAATGCCGGAATAGCCGGATATACCAGACCGTCCACTATAGCCGCTGATGCCACTGCCACTGTAACCGCTAATGCCGGAGAACCCGCTAATACCACTGCCACTATAGCCGCTAATGCCGGAGAACCCGCTAATACCACTGCCACTATAGCCGCTAATGCCGGAGAACCCGCTATAACCGCTAATGCCGGAGAACCCGCTATAACCGCTAATGCCTGAGAAGCCACTATAGCCACTAATACCTGAGAATCCGCTATAGCCACTAATACCTGAGAAACCGCTATAGCCACTAATACCTGAGAAGCCACTATAGCCGCTAATACCTGAGAAGCCACTATAACCACTAATGCCTGAGAAACCGCTATATCCGCTAACGCCGGAATAACCACTAATACCGGAACCACTATATCCGCTAATACCGCTACCGCTATAGCCGCTGATGCCTGAATAACCGCTAAACCCGCTGATGCCTGAGTAACCGCTATAACCTGAAATACCACTGTATCCTGAAATGCCACTATAGCCAGATAGCCCAGCCCCACTATAACCACTGATACCGCTGCCGCTATAACCGCTAATGCCGGAATATCCTGATAAGCCAGAATAACCGGAAAGTCCAAATCCACTATAGCCGGAGAAACCTGAATAGCCGGATATGCCCGATCCGCTATAACCGCTAATGCCAGAATAGCCGGATATACCAGACCGTCCACTATATCCACTTAACCCACTATATCCAGATATACTAGAGTAACCGGAAATTCCAGAATAACCAGAGTAACCGGAAATTCCAGAATAACCAGAGTAACCGGAAATTCCAGAATAACCAGAGTAACCGCTGAATCCTTGCGGTCCCGGCGCACCAGAACCCATGCCCACCAAATTATCCCAAGTGCCAATAACATTGTTATTAGCATCGGTTAAGACT